AAGCATTTTAGGCACCGATAAAGCAGCTGCAACTTACGCAGTTCGCCTTGCAGGTGCTGGATATAGTGAAGCAACCTTCACTGCTGACTCATATGTCACTCAAACCGTTGGTGTTGGGTCAACTGCGGTTGGAAGAGTTGTTTCTTATGACCAAACAACTGGTGTTTTGAAATATTGGCAGGACAGAACTAACTGTGGATTCAATTCTGACGGCACTTTGAACACAAGTCCTGTTTATGGTTTCAGAGAAAATCGTTTCACAGCAACTCCCAACAGTGGTGACTTGACTGTTCGTGGTGGAAGCATCAATTTGTCAATCAGCACCGCTTTCCAGGGTGTCTCAACGGTAATAAATAACAGAACATACTACCTGGGACAGACATTTGTGTCTGGACTGGCTGACCCAGAAGTCGAAAAATACTCTGGAAACATCGTTTATGTTGATAACAGGCCATCTGTAACCAGATCTGCCTCTCAGAAAGAAGACGTTAAAATCATCTTGCAGTTCTAAAAAATCATGCCACAGGAAACTAATCTCAACGTTGCTCCATATTATGACGATTTTACTCCTCAGAGCAACTACTACAAGGTCCTGTTTAAACCAGGATATCCTGTTCAGGCACGAGAATTAACGACTCTACAGTCAATTCTCCAGAATCAGGTCGAAGATGTGGGCAATCACCTCTTCAAAGAGGGAACTGCAATCATTCCTGGAGGTACACTTTACACCAGAAGCTTTAATGGTGTTCAGATTCAATCTGAATATCTTGGTGTTCCTGTCTCTCTTTACCTCGATGAACTTGTTGGTCAAACAATCACTGGTGCAACGTCTGGAATTACTGCAAAAGTAGTCACTTATATCACAAATGAAGAGTCAGAAAGAGGAAATTATACTCTTTATTTGAATTATCAGAATTCTAGCAGCACTGATGCTGCCACTGCAACCTTTTTTGATGGAGAGGTCCTTCTGACAGAGAGTGCAATTACTTACGCAACCACATTTATCTCTGCAGGTGGTGGATTTGCAAGCACAGTTCCACAAAATTCTGCAATTGTTGGATCTGGTTTTACTCTGAATGAAGGTGTTTTCTTCCTGAGAGGATATTTTGTTGATGTCCCCAGTCAAATTCTCCTTCTAAGCCAATATTCTAATAATCCGAGTGTCAGAATCGGTCTGAATGTTCTGGAAGAGATTGTTTCTTCCGAAACAGACCCATCACTCAACGATAACGCGAAAGGATTTAATAATTACACTGCACCAGGTGCTGATCGTCTCAAAATCACAGCAACCCTGTTTGCAAAACCACTGGATGATTATGATGATCAGAATTTCGTCCAATTGGCAGAAGTTCAAGACGGAAATCTCAGATCTCTTACTCAAAACACCCAATATAACTTTATTGGTGATGAATTTGCTCGCAGAACCTTTGACGAATCAGGAAATTATTATGTAAAGAACTTCTTGACCTCTGTTAGAGAGAATTTGAACAATGGTCAAGGAAATAGAGGAATTTACAACCCTGGGCAAACCACAGTTGATGGAAATGTCCCAAGTGAAGACCTTTTGGTCTACAAAGTGTCTCCAGGTAAGGCATATGTGAAGGGATATGAGGTTGACATCATCTCCCCAACACTTATTGACGTTCCCAAACCAAGAACAACCAAAACTCTTGAAAACCAAGCGGTCAATTTCGGTTTTGGACCCACTTTTACGCTGAATAACGTTTATGGTTCGGCAACAATTGGATTTAACACTTCAAACACGATTAGTTTGAGAGATGAAAGGGTTGGATCTGATCAAGCGGCAAGACCAGGAAAAGAAATCGGTGTTGCTCGCATTTATGACTTCGCTTTGGAGTCTGGATCTTATAATTCTGCTGTTCCAACCGCAAATGAGTGGGATTTGTCGCTTTGGGACGTTCAAACTTACTCTGATTTCACTGTAAACACCGCAGTTACACTTTCCACTCCAACTTACATCAAAGGTGAGTCAAGTGGAGCGAGCGCATTCCTCAGATACAGTGTTTCTGCTGGAACTGCTTTTACTGCTTATGATGTTCAGGGTGATTTCTTCAATGGAGAGAGACTTCTTTTCAATGGAGTCGCAAATGACAGCAGATATGTCACAGGAATCAGAAATTGGGAAAATTCTGACATTAAGTCAGTTTTCGGAATTGTGGGGTCCGCATCAACCTTTAGTGCGGACGTTGTACAGGAGGATTTCTATGAATATGGATCCGCAACGATCACTGGCGCAAGCGGCGGTGTTTCCACCGTTACAGTTGCTGGTGCTGTTTTCCCAGGGATTGTCACCACAGGGAACATCGTCTCTTACCAAAGAGATACTCTTACAGACGTATCTTATGCACGAGTTACAACCGTAAACACCAGCAGTCTGGTTATTGAAGCAGTCGAATCGGTTACCGGCATCAATAATGGTGCACTTCCATCTTCTCAAGAAACTGGAACGCAATTCAAGGTTGTACAAACCAAAATTCAAGACACTAACGGATCTGGAAACAGAGCATCTAATGAAACTCTTTACAGCATCTTCCCCAAAAACAACATCGAGTCCGTTGATCTCACTTCAGCAAATCTGATTATTAGAAAGCAATTTACAACTTCAATCGCTGCTAATTCAACTCCTGTTATCAATGCTGATCCCAATGAAGTTTTCCTTCCATTCGATGAAGAAAGATACATTCTGATGCGTTCTGACGGATCCACAGAAGCACTAACGGCAGATAAAATCTCTCTAACCAACGGTTCAACCTCAATCCAGTTCAATGGTTTGAGTGCAACCACAGATTCTGGAACAATCCTGATTGCAACCCTCCGCAAGGGTAACGTAACCAACAAAGTTAAGACAAAGGTTATTTCAAACAATGTTCTGATTGATAAATCGTCCATCTCTGCTTCTGGCATTGGTGGAACCACTCTGAATGATGGTTTGACTTATGGTTCTTTCCCATTTGGAACCAGAGTTCAAGACTCTGTAATTTGTTTGAATGTTCCTGATGTTCTGAAAGTTCATGGAATTTATGAATCCAAGGACACTTCTGATCCCGAATCACCTTACATGACCACCGCTTCCATGGATGGTCCAAGTGCTAACACAAATGATCTCATCGTTGGTGAAACAATTACTGGTGCTATTAGTGGCGCAAAAGCAATTTATCTTGTCAGAAAGAGTGACACTGCGGTCAATTTTGCTTATCTGAACAACGTTGTTTTTGAATCCGGAGAAGTTATTAATTTCTCTCAGTCTGGCGTGAGTGCAATTGCAACTAATGTTGTTGTTCCTTCGAAAAACATCACCAACCAGTTCAATACGGGTAATGGTCAAAAACTTTCTTACTATGATTACGGAAGAATCACAAGAAAGGCAAATGCCCAAGCACCCACAAGAAAGATCAAAGTTTACTTCTCCAAGGCAGAATACAGTTCTTCGGACACTGGAGACATTACTACAGTAAACTCATATGATCAGTTTAACTATACATCAGAGATACCTAAGGTTGATGGTACAAGAGTCACTGATCTGATTGACGCAAGACCAAGAGTAAAAACTTACACGGTTTCCTCTGGAGCAAAGTCTCCATTTGAATTTGATGGAAGAGACTTTGACGGTGGAGCAACAGGACAACACAGTTCTAAGTTTGTTCTTGCCTCTGATGAGTCTGTTTCTCTGAGTTATGATTACTACCTCTCAAGAGCAGACAGAGTTTGCATCAACAAAGAAGGAGTTGTCACCGTTGTACAGGGTGCACCCGCTGACACCCCACAACTTCCAGAAAACTTAAGTGGAACTCTCAATATTGCAAATATTGCTCTTCCTGCTTATGTTTATTCGGCAGATGATGTTCGAGTTGATTTTGTTGAGCATAAGAGATATCAGATGTCAGATATCTCAAGACTCGAAAGAAGAATTTCCAATCTTGAGTATTACACTTCCCTGACTTCTCTCGAAACTGCAACTGTTAACTCATTCATTCCAGATGCCAATGGTCTGAATAGATTTAAGTCTGGTGTGTTCGTCGATAACTTCACTGAACTACTTCCTCAAGATCCAGAGATCGGAATCAGAAACAGTATCGATAAGGCAAGAGGAATTCTGAGACCATCTCACTACACAACTGCTCTTTCGATGCAGTTGGCAACAAGTGCGATCAGTGGAATTGGAACAACAACAGATCCCAACGAAGACGAAAGATTTGCTTCTGTTCAAGGAACTGGAGTCAGAAGATCTGGTCAGATAATGACTCTGGATTATACAGAAGTTGAGTTTGTCAAAAACCCATATGCAACAAGATCAGAAAGTGTAACTCCTTTCCTTGTTCAGTTCTGGACTGGAAATCTCTCTTTGGAACCAAACGTTGATGTTTGGGTTGACACAAACAGACTCGACACAGAGAATCTTGGAACAATCGAAGGTGATTTTGTTTCCACTGCACTTCAACAGGGCGTTGAAATTACAGAGGACGAAGATGGAAACAGAATTGGTCTTGGTCCAACTGTTTGGGAAGATTGGGTAACCACAAGTTCTACCTCAACCACTGGCGGATCATGGTGGACAGGAAGTCAAC